TGGTCCCCCAAGCACGTTTGCGTCAAGGACACCCAAAGCCTCGCTGTCAAGAGTGAACAGCCCAGCCATGGGCTAGGACACAGACTCAGACAGGTTGCCCGCTGCGATGGTGTAAGTGCCTGCGTTAGCAAAGGTCTGCGATGTGTCCAGCGCACGCGAGCCGTAGAAAGTGCCAGCCGTGCTAGCAGACCAGTAGCCCAAGTGAGTGATGGTGGTGCTGCTAGGCACGTCAAAAACAATCTCGGCACTTGATAGCGCAGTGCCGCCGCTAGCAGCAGCCCACGTGATTGCCTCGCGGGAGTAAGTGCCGCCCGTTACCTCATTGCTGCCCGATGCATTGGGCTCAGCAGTGTGAAGGCTGGCGTACACGGCAACCGCAGTCAGGCCGCCCACCTGAGCGTTCAAGCCATTGTCATTGAGCGCCATTACTCCTCCACGATCTGGGTGATGTTGCCGTGAGCGTCGCGCTCAACCTTCTTGGTGCGCGCTGGTTGCTCAGGCACGGTGACGTTGACCACTGGCGCTGGCAGGCCTCGGATCGCATCAGAGACAGCGGTGGCAAACTCTTGCGGGTCGAGGTCGCGCACTGGGTATGCGTCTGCTGGATCTTCGGGGTCAAAGTTTCCAGCCGCCTGCAACTGCACTGAGGGCAAACCAGTGTGCGTGATTGCTGGGATGCCAGCAAAGGCAAGTGCTTCATCGGGTGCAAAGCCAACCTGGATCAAGCGCACAGTGTTCATGACGCGCCGCTCTTGCTCGTTGATGTTGGCGGCCTCGACGTTGACGTTAGCCAGCGGCACTCGGTAAGCGTCGCCACCATCAACAGGCCTGAAGTCCTCAATGCGGCGCACGTCGTTGATAGACATAAATCCTGACTGCAGGGCAGTGCTGTAGGCGCTATAGCGGCTCTGCAGGTCACCACGCAGCAAGCCGTCCAGGTTCCAGCGCATGAACGCATCGCCCGGCAGCAAGCGCGAGTAGGCGGCTTCAAGTTTTGCGACATACGGGCGCAGCGTGTAGGTCGCAAACTGGATGGCGTTTTCCTCATTGCTGGCATAGGACTGCACGCCAGGGGCTGCCACCTGCAGCATGTGCTGCGGGATGCGGAACACTCGCGCAACTTCTTCAACTGCAAACCGTCGAGACTCCAACATCTGTGCGTGCTCAGGGTCAACACCGGTCTTGACGAACTTGGCACCGCCGCCAAGGATGCCGATGCGGTGCGACTTGGACACGCCACGGTGCGTAGCCTCAAATGTTTCCTTGAGCTGCAGCGCCTGCTCTTTCGTGAGCATTGACGGGGTTTCCAAAATTCCGCTGGTGACACTGCCCTGGCCGAAGAACCTGCCCGCGAATTCGTCCATGGCGGCAGCGATGCCCAGGGTGTCTTTTACCTGCTCGATGCGCGAGATGCCACGCAGCGCACCAGGGCGCTTGATCTCAGTGATGTGCAGGATGTCCTCACGCGCAATGGTGATGCGGTCATCAAAGAGATACTCAACGTCACCATCAGATCGGCGCTGCACCTTGACCTTGGTGGGGTCAAGAACAACAAGCGCGGTGACCAAGCCAGCGTTGCGGCCCGTGGTGGCGCGGAAGATGCGCACGAAAGCGTTGCCGTCAAGCAGCAGCGACATCATCACCTGGGCGATGTGGTCCTCGCGGGTGGTGCCCATGTCAGGGTTGTCCACCCACATGGGCTTAGGTCGATACGGCAAGCGCTCGCCATTGCTGCGCACAAACGTGTCAGCGGGCAGCGTGCTGATCGTGTCAGTGAGCAGGCGCACGGCTGCATAGACAGCGCCAACCTTCAAGGCGGTGTCTTGGTTGATTACCGTGCCAGCAGGTGTGCGCGGTGCAATGTCAGCACCAGCGGCGAACAGCGACTGATACGACAAGGCACGCTTGTCACCTAAACCCAACAACCGTGCAAGCATTAGTTGCCCTTCCTGTTCGCGGTTTCAACCGCGACACCCAGTAGGACGCAGGCGACGCCACCGACAATGAAGCCAGCAGCGGGGGCGATAAGCGCGGCACCAGCCACCACGCAGGCCAGGCCGACAAATTGCAGCACCGTGCCCATGTGGTCTCCTAGTTGATAAAGAATGGCTCAGGCTCAGCGGGAGCCTCAACGTGTTGCATGGCGCGCTCAAGCGCCATGATGGATGCAACCGCAGCGTCAATCTTGCGGTCAGAGTTGCGGTGCTCTTTGTAGATGCGCACTCCACGGGCATCAGACTTGAGCACAGCGTTAGACACGTGGCGCGTCAAAGCTGGTGTGCCGTCGTGCGTCATCTGGCGCTCAAGCACCATGGTGGTGAACCGCTGCGTGGCTGGCGTCATGCGGCTTGCTGACTGCGGAAATTCCGTTACAGGTAAACCCTCGCTGGCCAGCAATTCCAGCGAGCGCGCCCACAAGTGTGGGTCAGCCGTGATCTCGCGCACCGCCCAGCGCAGGCAAGCAGTCCTGATGGCTTCTTCCACATCGAGGATGGGCACCGTCCAGTCAGGTTGCCCAGGTGGTCGCTCCCAAATACCAACCACCGACAGGTGTGGAAACTCACCCATTTGCACTGCCACCAGTGCGGTGGCGTCGCGGCTGTAGGAGCCGTCAAGGCCGAGCACGACGTCAGCGCCGTCAGGTATCGGTCTGCCGTCGTGGCACTCGTCCCACGCTGCTTGCGGTAGCCATTGACCCTGCAGGCTGACAGGTTGGTTGAACCAGTAGCGCAACCACTCAGCCTCAGAAGTCTGCGGGTCGTCGTAACTATCGGCAATGGCCTCTAGGTCCATCCATTCAGCCGCTGGCCCGTACACCTCGCGCAAGCCAGCCAGGCGGTCGCGCTTGTTCTTGACGCTCCACTTGGCTGCAGCCTGCTTGTGGTCAAAGAGCAGTGCCGAATCTTTCGTGCGGCCTTCGATCACCATTTGCGCGTATGCCGCTGTGCCTTCGGCCACGCTCTGCGCACCAGGCTCAAACATCGTGGTGGTCTCAATGCACCAACCAGCGGCGGCCTTGCGCTTGAGCAGGTTGCGCAGCACCACCTGGTGCAACCGCTTCAACCTCGGCAACGTCCACAAGTGAGTCTCGTCAAAGACCACAAACGTGGACTTGCCACCGTCCTTGCTGCTGTCAGCCGCTGACTCTGGCGTGATCTGCCCACCGTCGGGCACAACAATGCGGGTCAAGCCCACGTCAATTCCAGGGTGCGCCTCGCGCAACGGTGCTGACTGCGAGCAGATGTAGCGCACCGCGTCGTAGGTGTTACCGGCCTGGCCGTACTCAGTAGCAAAGCACAAGATCTCTGGGCGCTTGACGCGCTGGCCGACAGGCTCGCCCTCGGTGTAGGCGTAGCCCCACTCCGACACCTCGCCAGCCTGAGCGAAGTGCGAGAACCGCACCGGGCCAAACGCCTCAGCAATAGCCAAGAACGCAGCCAGCTCAGACTTCGCTCGACCCTTAGGGCGAGACAAAACGGCGCGCCTGATCTTGCGCTTGCCGTCATCTCCTACCGCATAGGCGCGAATGATGAACGCAGCGAACTCATCGTCAAGGGTGACTGGGTCACCTTCAACGTCACCAGGGCCGTGGCACAGGTGCACCTCAATCCAGTCCACCAGCGCATAGCCCAGGCTATTCATTGACGATGGCCACCAGCCGTGCTCGGCGGTCGTCGTTCATCGGCCTAGGTGCAGCTGCTTCTTTGGCCTCGGTGTCCACCTGGATGCGCAAGCGCAGCCGGTCCTCAGGGGTGCCCGCTAGTTTGCCCACGCGCAAGCGGATCTCAGCAGCAAGACCAGGGCTGCCGTTCCACATCTCGGTGTGCAACATGGCTGTGTCAATCAAGAAGTCCCAGTCAGCGTCAATAAACGTGGCCGCCATCGGGCTGCGCCGCCATGTTTCGTACCACGCAACAGTGCGCTCATGCCAAGCGAACGCAGGCAACTCAGGACCACGCACCTGGCCGTCATCAGTTACGCGGGTGAACTCGGCCTGGCGCCTGGCGGTGTCGTTGGGTCGAGATCGTTCAGCCTTGGGCGCTGGTCCTCGTCCAGCCATGCGGTCTCCTTGGTGCCTTCTAACTGTGCACGGGGCGCAGGTAGTTGCAGGTTGGCAGATGGGTTGGTGTCGCCAGGAAACATGACGTGCCCAGCCAGCATCTCGTTGCGCTGGCGGCGCTCGTTATCTATTCCCAAATAAATCTCTGTTGTGATCACGCTGGCGTGGCCGAGCATCGACTGCACGCGCCGGGCGCTGCCGTCATAGCCAGTCTCCCGCAGTTGCTCAAACAAACTGCGAGCACCGCTGCGGCGCAGCACGTGGCAGCCGTCGCCCTTGTTCACCACGCCAATGCGCTCCATGGCGTTCTTGACGATGCGCTGCGGGCGACCAATCGGGCGGTCAGGGCGTAGCGGGTTCGGCCCGCCTGTGGGTTCCAATCGGCGCTGACCGTTCACGCCCTTCATCGGACGCGGGCCAATAGAAGGCACCACGTACCAATCGGGCTTGACCTCGCCCATCTCGTTTCGGACGTACACCAGCCAGGCCGCCAACTCATAGCGCAGCTCTGCGCAAATCGGCAGCTGGTCAGCCTGCTTAGTTTTGACTCGGTAGATGTGGATCTCGTTGCGCGTCAAGTCCACGTCCTGCCAGCGCAGCGCCACGATCTCGCTGGCGCGCATAAACGTGTAGATGCCCAACGCAATGAACGCTCGATCACGGGCGTGCTCAGCAGCATCCAGCAACGCGCCCAATGCTGGCAGGCTCAGCCAGGTTTTCTCGCGCTTCTCCAACGTCTGCGTGCGCCAGCCCGTCGTCGGGTCGTAGTCGGCAGGCAAGTAGCCGTGCGTGCGGCAGTATTTCAAGAAGTTGCGCAGCGCAATCAAGTAAATGTTCTTAGTCCCCTGTGACCAGTCCTTACCAATGAACAACTGGTCAACGTGGCGCGGGTGAATCTCCGCCACCTCAATGTCGCCCCACGCCCGTTGCGCGTGGTTGAGCATGTTGCGGTTAGTCATCACCGTGGACCGCGCCAAGCCACGAGCCTGAAGAAAGGCCACGTACTGCTCGGCCACCTCGGCCACGGCGGGCATCTAGTCCACCATGCAGGCAGACAAGAACAACTGCGCGCTAGAACCAGACGTCAACCACGGGCGGCCACTTGTGTCGTTTGCGTACACCGTCCACCTGTTCTGTGCGCCCTGAATCGTCGTGCCAGGTGGGCACGCACCGTTGACCAAGAACACTGCGCCCTGGGCAAAGCCCACACCAGCAGGGCCACGCTCACCATCAGCGCCAGCAGGACCAGCCGGTCCAGTAGCGCCAGGTGCACCGCGCTCGCCCTGGCTGCCATGTGCACCTGGTGTGCCAGCCTCGCCGCGCTCACCCTTGTCGCCCTTGGCGCCAGGTTGCCCTGGCTCACCCTTGTCGCCTGGTATCGCAACTGGATCAGGCAGCACAGGGTTACGCGCCTGCCATCGCCAACAGCGCAGTTGGTTTTTGAGGTTGACCATCTCGCTGCAATCAGCATCAACCCATTGAGGGTTGGCTGCAGCAGGTGGAGCGATGACTAGAACAGTGACCGATAACAGGACGGCAATGAAGTAGCGCATGATGACCTCGCCAGAGTTGAGGTAGCGTGGAAGCATGAAACTCTGGGGGAAGCGCAAGAGTATTGAATACAGCAACCAGGCACATAGCCTGGAATCACCAGGCTATTGGGTGAATTGGGTGAGTAATTGCCAGCCACAACTTGAGCACGTTGCTGAGCAAATTGGGTGGCAGCCTGGACCAAATCCAAGTCCAGCTTTAGTGGCCACCTTGACCCCAGACAGTCAAGCGCCCAGAAATGCTGACGGCTTGAGGGTTGAAGTCGGGGGTGTGTGTATTGGTTACAGCCCACGAGCAGACTATGGGCAATCGTTCGGTGTTGCTCCTGTTGTTTTTGTCAAGACAGGTCGAGACATTCTTGCGTGGGTAGGCGTCTGACTCGCACACGCAAGATTTGTGG